TTTTAATTAATTAAAAGGGATTTCTTAATTGCCTGCTAGCTGCACTCCAAATGTCAGAAACCGAACTACCTCCTTGGCCGGATTGATTTCTTCCTCTGTTGCCTTTACTTGCGAGTTTCTTTTTTAGTCTACTAGCAGCTTCAGAAGTCGCTTTCCTACGTACTTTCTCAACAAGTGCGTCCCCTTTCATAGTAAAATAAGCCGATTCAATTAAGTTCTTTTTTGACTTGATATAGTCTTCTTGGTACTTAGTCTTACCAGATTTGGTAGGCTTAAAGATATAATCGAGGAGCTCTTTCTTTTCCTTCTTAGTTAAAGGAATACCGCGTACGTCAGAATGCTCTTCTATTTCCTTCTTTACGTCTTCAACATATTTATGTTGCTCTTCAAGGATACGCTCTTTTTGAATCTGCTGCTCTTCTAATAGCCTTTCAGCTACCTCTGCTTTATATTCCTCTAACATATCTTTAGCATCATAAGCTTCTTCTTCCAACGTTCCTGCATCTTCGTATCTTTCGATAGCCCTATCAATCTTAGCATCAGAATATCCCTTAACTTTAAGATGCTCTTTGATTAACGTCTTTTGATTATCTGGAGTATTTAAATCGATGTGCTCTACATCTACCCCACCATGTGCAGTTTCTAGATAAGTTCTAAGGTCTCCCCCATTTCTAACAAACTCATCCATCTTCGCTAATTCTTCATCAGCATATTTAGGTGCAGAATTCTCTTCTATAGTATCATTAACAAATTTAACAACATCGTCAATACTCTTAAAATCATCTACTCCTTCAGTTTCAAACCCAAACTTTTCAAATAATTTCTCTTGTAAATAAGCAGCTAGCTCAGGTTCGGCTTCTTCCAATTCTACATCTAAAGAAGTATCCGCTCCTCCTGTACTAGTACCTGCTCCACTTAAATCGTCATCGTCGTCGTTAAGGCCAGTATCATCGTCATTGTCTTTGTCTACATCATCATCATCAGCATCCGCATCCTTCAATGGAATATGGTCTGCATCCTCATCTGTATTTAACGTCGATGTTCCATTAGGATCTGTATTATCATCGTCATCGTCTAAATTGTCTACTTTTGAATTATCAATCGGCGTTACTTTATCCGAGATACTCTGGGCTACTGCTGTAAACCCGCCAAAAATATCATTTTCCATAATTAATTACTTTGTGTTTGTTTAGTTTTATTACGAGCCTCCACTCGTTTAATATCCTCCTGAGCCTGATTAGCCCTTCGTTTTTCAGCTATATCGCTTCTCTTTGTCTCAGTTTCAGCCTCTAACTTAGACTGTTCTACTTGTCTCTTAGCATCTTCAGTGGCTTGTTTAGACTCTGCTTGAATCAATGCTACTTGTAGAGAAGTTTCTGAATCACGTATAGAATCCTGCTCTTTCTGCATAATCTCAGCTTGTTGTAAAGCAAGTTTAGCTTCCTCAGTTTCCTTACGCATTTGTTCCACTTTGAGCATTGTTTCTTGTTGCTCTTTCTGTGTTTGTTGTTCTCTTTGTGCCCTTTGTTCTTCCATTGTTTTAAGCTTATTCTTAATATCTGTAAGGTTATTTGAAGTCATAATTTCTGCAATTTCAGATAAGGAAGCACCATTCTGCATAGCAGGTTGGTAAAGATTTTTAAGCATTTGTAAGTTAAGGTTTTCTTCTGTACTGTCTGTAACAAATATATCAAAATCTGCATATAGGAAATCTTCAGATATATCCATGAAAACTCGAACTAAATCGTCTGTAATATAGTTTAATTTCTTCTTACCAGAGTTAGCCCATATATTCTTAGCAATATTAAGTAGGTTAGTAATAACCCTACGTTTTACTTGATTATGAGCATAAAATAAATACTCGGTAATATGAGAAGATTGTACTATAGTTTGCTGTACATTCCCTACTAACTCACTAGATTGTACTTGACCTTGGCGTTGTCTAGATACCCCAGATAGCTCACCAATCATCTCTTCAATCTTATTCATTATACCAATATACTCATTTATTACATTGGCCATAGTAAGGTCTACTTGACCAAACTGATTAAATGAACTAGCTTTACCACCTTCTCTACCTGGTACATCCCAACCCTCTTCATAAGGATTAATTAAGTTTACACCTGCAGAAGATAAATAATGAAGCCATTTATTTACATCTACTCCCATAGACTTAGGAATTTGAGTAACATCCATATTAATAATCTTACCCTTATCCCTAGCAATAGCTAGTTCTAATCTATACCATATTACAATATACATATACTGTAAAGGTTTCATAATCTCAATAAGAGATTTAGGTGGAGTATTAACATTATTATGTACTATACCTACATAAGGTAATTTGTTAGAATTAGGATTATCTAAAGAAGCAGCTTGTTCGGGAACAGGTTGAATGCCTACGAATATATCATTGCCTATTCTATAACCTTCCCATATTTCTAGTACCCAATCCCATGCTATAATATCATCAGGTTGGACTTTATAATCCTCATCTACCATGTCTATTTGAGTCTCACCTGCTTCATCTATATAAGTAAGGAAACCTACCTTCTTAAAGGACTTCCAAGTTACATGCCATACGTCTATAGTTTCACTTGTAAAATTGTCGCGATAAGTGGTGGTCGTAGAGAAATCACGCCACCTGATATGATTGAACTCATTGGTAGATTTCCAGGAATTATAGCCACCTACTTTATACTGTTCTAGTATATCTTTCAGTGTAGCCTCATCCAAAATATCATAAAACCTGTCATATATAGCACTAGGAGTCATTTTCATTAGGCGTACTGCCCAATCTCCCTCCTCAATGTATTTAACTTCAGGGCTATAATCAAATGCAAAATACATGGGATTTACTCGCTCTGCTACAGGTTCACCGTTTAAAGAGCCTGTATAAAAAACTTCCATACTAGCACTCAATAAGTCTTGATACCCTTCGAGAAATTTAGTTTTCATATCCTCTTTAAGCATGATATATTCCATGCTATGGTAAGCCTGTTGTTCTGCTATATCCGAGTAATCTTTACGCATATAATCTCCTACAGCTAACAACTTCTGCATATCTTCATCTGTAGTAGCTTTGTCTGCACCACCTTCACTAATTAATTGAAACATAGTGGTAAGCAGTAAGTTCTTATGTGTATCTTGATACCTAGTAGTTGCATCATCATTAGTCTGCACTACCTTTAAACTAAAAGGCCTTTTAGACTCCTCCCCAAGAAGTAGGTCTACCTTAGGTTTGATGATGTTAAAATTCTGTAGTGACGCTGGGAAGCTGTCATTTACTTTATACGGATCCGTTACGTATCTTAAATCTTTTTCGTCAAAGATACTATTATATAAGTCGTAGGCGATACGCATCTGGTCTCGTCTATACCTATTATTATTGTCGCCAAAATAGAATTTACCAACAAAGGCATTGACACAAGTCTCTCGCCATTTCTTAGTCTTCTCTCTCATAGGCAACATCTGATGAGGTACTGTATGTGCCTCGGGATTAAAATATGATGCCATCTTTAATCAATTGATAAGTTTAAATAATTCTCTTCACTCTGAGTGTATTCATAATTTTCATAGCCGGTAAATAATCCATCAGGGAATAATAAGCGCTTCTTGTTCTCTAATCGATTCTGCCTTACGTGTACTTTATGCAGTTGTTGTTGATACATCACCACTATCATAAAAGCCATTACACGGTCAAAGTTACCTTTATCATTATAGGCTATGAGTTCTTCTAATAAAGGCTCTGACATAAGCTTAGTTAAATTCTTTTTACCAGGTGCATATTCTTCGATTAACCAATCCCTTATAGCACCTTCTCCCCAGTCTTTAATAGCCTGGTTCATGTGTATACCTTTCTTTCTATCTACTTTAGAATCTTTTACAATATCCCCAATTAAATCATTAGGCTGGTCTGCTAATAAATAAGTAGCATTGACCTTTTCAAAGTAGAAGAATAGACCTTTCTTTTCATTCTCATATAATAAAGTAGCGTTATAATATAGTAGGAGTTTCCTTACATTTTCATAATACTCTGCGGCTGTATCAGGCCTGCCGGTATACTCAGCTACAACAGTCTCAGTGTAATATTCGCCATTTAAAAATCGTTTATAAATAAAAGTAGAACCTAAGGAATTGGTCCCAGATTTATCATGATCGTAGGGGTCAGTACCAGCTATATATAAACCCCAAGGAGCATCTAGCATGGGGTGTTCCCATATTACTATCTGTCCTCTAGGATCATCTTGAGGATCTAACCTATACTTTATAATATCTCTAATATCCCCCACTGCTGCAGGCATCCATTTCAGTTTGCCCTCAGAATCAAAAAATAACTCGCCGGCTTGCTTATAATTCTTTAACTTTGTAGTATTACGTATATAAGCTAAATGCCGTTGTAAGTCAGCTTTAGGAAATATATTAGTACCTAAGTCTAATAAAGCCTCTGCAGGTTTAATAGGTTGCTCAGCTACATGCCTATCAATAGCACGTCTATCTGAAGCATTCTCCATTACCTTAGCACGCTGTAATAGTATAAATTTCTTAGCTACTTTATAATTAGTATTGCCATCTTTATCCATAAAAAGTTCCCCATTATAGGGGTCGGACTCATCATCTTCATTATGGTATTCTCCTTCCAGATTAGCATACTGAGGAACAAAGAAACCACACTTCTGGCCTATATTATCTTCATCCCATATATTGTCTAACTCTAAACAGTTATAAGCTGCAGGCCTCTCAAAGAGTTCTTTAAGTCCTTCAAAGTCCTCGCCTTCTTCACCACCAGTTCCGAATGCAACCATCGTTCCGAATACATGAGAGCCCTGCTCTACAGAAGGTTTGGCTATTTGCCATACTTGAAGTAAGTTACGGAACTTACCAGCCTCCTCAAATATTATTAATTTACCTTTTTTACCCCTTGCTTTCTGAGGATCATTCTTTAATGTAACCCCCATTATTTCAGACTTGTAACCTAACTCTAAATCTACACCGGTCTCATCCTTCTGTAGAAATGAAGCTCTACGCCACATCATAGTATTCTTAACTTGCCTCTTTTTATACCAAGCAGTATGCTGGTCTAAGAAGTCTTGACCGTCCCAAGCTTTAGTTAGTACACCGTCTTTAATAAGGAACTCAGTCTCAGCTGCTAAAGCAAAACCTTTACTTCCCCTAAAGAAATAAAAATTCCTAATAAGCATTGAAGCAATTTTATATGAGTATCCTTTACGTCTGGCTTTAAGTACAATTAAGTGTTTGCCATATTCCTCACATGCTTCTATAGCTTCAAAAAAGAACCTATCATAGTCGTAAAATGATGGGAAATCCCTAACGCTAGATGCCCTTAAACTAGTAATCCCTTGGCCTACTTCTACCTCCATTTCCTTAATCAAGTCGATGGGGAAATAGTTTAAATAGAAATAATAGTACCCAGGGATATGGTCTCCATCAGGAGCTGTGAACCCATACTTACAGTATTCAAATTCATCAGTCCAATATTTTATATACTCCGATGTACCTGGTGGTGCAAAAGTATATTGACCATGCTTAGTATAATATAAGGCAGGTTCCCTAAATTTATCACTATCCTTAGTTACTTTTAACTCTACCATTTTAATCGTCTATATGTTTCTTACCAAATAGTGCCATTATTATTAAAGCTACTATGCCTAATGCTACTACTAAAGCTTTTATATAAATCCCTATCATTATATTTCAAATAAGCCTATCTCTGAAGAACCTCTAATACTACCATTATCAAGCTGTTCTTTCTGTACTTGTTTCTCCAGTTTATCCAAAGATTGAACCAAATTACCCAACTCCTTAGCGTTCTTTACAATAGTAGAGATGTCTTCAGGATTAGCTGTTTTAAAATACTCCTCAATAGTTTCTAGGGCTAATTTAGTAGACCTTAACAAGCGTAAAGATACACTATCTTGTAAATCATTAAATTTAACAATAGCATCTTTTACTTGATCGTCAGCTTCCCAATCAGGAAAATCTTTAAAAAAATCTTCCTTTATTTTCTTCTCCCTCTCTGTTTCTGAATAGGCTTGATAAGGAGATTGGTAAGAATACAGGAATACTATGTAGCTTATCTCTGCTACAGCCCTATCCTTAGATTTCTTTTTATCCCTATCCCATAAGGCCTTGAATTCTGGAATCCAAAGAGTTGTAGGATTAAGTACAACTTTACCGTTTTGTATATCAAATAATTTCTTCATTTTTTACTAAATATTTTAACACCTCTGAAACTATTGAAGGTGTTTCATAGAGATGTTTATAAACAGCTACAAGCAAATCTGATTTTACTTTGACTTCTTTTTCTG